TACGCATACACGTGCAGCTGTTGTACAACTCCCATACAACGCTTACCACCCCAACCATGCCTCGTTTCGTCCCTTCCCAGACCCTTCACGCTGTTCGAGTGCGAAAGCTCCGAGCCCTCAACACTGCGATCTTCAACCACCATGCGCTACTCAACCAACACAGACAGGCTTACCTCAATACTCTTGATGAGGCCCTACAAGAAGAGTGCGCTCGTGTTTTCAAGAGTATCCGTTCCCTTGAAGCTCTCCGCGATCAACTCCTATCTCAACCCCTGTTCAGCTTTGGAGACATCGCATCAACGTGGTTGGAAGTTTCAAACACATTCAGTGTCCACCACGTTCCCCGTCTTGTCTTACCTCTTGCTGAGGAAAACAAGTACGCTGCGTTGGACCCTTCAGGACCCTCCTGGAGTCTGCCTCTTGTTCTCTCCGGCAGACACCTTCCTGGACGTCCAATGTCGGGAGTTGTTCCTAATCCTTCCATGTCAGAGGTCATCACAAACCTCCGGCCTCATGTCAGTCGCGCAGTTCTCAAACGACCACTCTCCGCAGATGAAGAGTTCCACGCTGAAATCCGAAAACAGCGTCGTATGAACGCGCTCTTGCCTACAATTCCCCAGCTCCGTGAGTTCCATTGTTGGGCCCGTACTGACTCCAACGCCACACTTGTCCCCTCAAAAGTGGCGTCAACCGTGCACCAGATTCAGCTTTTCAAGATGAATCGAATGATCCACACGCACAATGCACATGTGCACCGTCTTGAGGTTCACACCCAAGATGCGATCCACCGGATTGAAAACCACCCAGAAGCATTGTCACCTAGTGACATCCGCTATATTGTGAACCGCCTCACTAACATCCTTTTACAGGACAAACCGTTATCATGCCTAAGGGGTGATGGCGAAGTTTTCAAACCGCAGGGTCTCCTCGATTCTCTCCCAACCAAGTTCTCTCACGAGGTCATCTTCACAGATGAGCTCGTTGACAAGATGAGAGAGATCATACCTAGCAAGGTTGTACATATGCTCGAGATTTCTCCTGATCTTTTATCTGCTCTCTCTGGACTACAAAATGTTAAGGTTGATCATTCGATGGACCTTTCTAAAATGTTCTCTGCCTCTGCATCCACAGATGGCCAGGACAAACAAAAACATGTCCGCTCAATTTCTTTACTTGTTGCTCTTTTTATTTCCTTGCTTGTGGCATACAAATTCAACAGCCTCAAACTCGCTTCTTTTGCGGCAGCGATTTGGTTTGTTTCCGATTACTTCTCCGATTGCACTGACTCCCTGACAAAGGGTCTTTTCACGAGGATCATGAAGTATTTCGGCGACGAAGAGTTCAAACCACAAGGTGGCGACCTTCCTGAAGTGCTTGACTCTATTCTCAAGCTGCTCCTTGGTGTTCTCGCCATGAAGAATGCTGTATCCTGGGATTTTTATAATTCCGCAGCTATCACCAAGATGGTCACATCCATTGCCTCTATTGGCAAGGCCAAGGAAGGACTTTCCGAGGTTCTCACATGGGCTTACGAGTCCATCACGATCATCGTCAATTTTGTCCGCACAGAATTCTTAGGAATGGACAAACTTGACTGGCTCAAGACCAACATCCCAGATGTAGATAGATGGTGCAATGAGGTTGAAGCTTTGGCCCAGCATGCATTTGCTGGTACTTTGCCTCTTAACCTCGATGGCGCCACTAGAGTGAGCCACCTTCACATCGCGGGGTTGAAGTTCCAGCGTATTTACAACGCGCGTGAATTTGCACGTATCCGTTCCGCAGTTGAAGGCCACATGAAAGTGATCCAGAAGCTTTTGATTACTTATCAGAATGCCAATCTTTTTGCGAACAGCGTGCGAACGGAACCTCTCATTATCCTGTTCCGTGGCGCCCCTGGTGTTGGAAAGACCTATGCCACGCAAATGCTTGCAACCCAAGTAATGGCGCGGTATTTCCAAAAACACAACCAGCCCTCTCTCATTGCTCTCCAAAACAACCATTCGCAGTTCTTTTACCCAAGAAATGCAGAACAGCAATATTGGGATGGCTATGCTGGTCAATTCACGACAATGTTTGATGACTTCGGTCAGGCAAAGTCTGTGGCTGGCAACCCTGACGATGAGTACATGAACTTGATTCGGTGTGCGGGAATTTTCGGCTATCCTCTCCATGTCGCAAACTTGGAAGAGAAGGGTCGTATGCACTTCACCTCGAAGATGGTTATTGCTACTACCAACCTGGAACATTTCAAACCAGCTTCTCTTATGTGCCCCGAAGCTCTCGAGCGTCGTTTTGACTTCGTTCTTGAGTTTTATCCAAAGGAGGAGTTTTCCATTCCAGGCGCAGCTAGTGGCGTGGAAAATCGTCGCTTGAACCGAGCCATGCTTGGCAACAACTTCCGTTGTGACATTTACGAGATCTCTAGGCACGTTTTTGTAGCCCCTGGTAAAACAGAAAGGCGCGAGACTATGACCTGGGAAGAGCTTGTTGATGCCTGCGTTGCACGTTTGGAAAATAACGTGACAAAGGCTGAAACTTACCTCGAAGAGATTAAGCGTATCGCCACCGCAGAGTACAAACCACAAGGCTTGTTCAAAGAAGCTCTCAAGATGACTCACATTCGCACTTGTCCAAAAGATGATGTTCCCGACGAAGAGGAGACGAAGCCCATCCCGATGGGTCAGTTATCCGACTTTGAAACTCCCAGTGTCAAGAAATTGTCACCTAGTTTCTTCGACGTTGATGACAATTTCTTTGAGTGTGAAACCGATATCTCAGAGTACAAGGCCCTCAAGTGCGATATTGTTGACTGGATCCCCATTTACAGGGCGTTCAATTTCAATGAACCTGTAGATCCATTTGACTTTGTTCGTGCTCTTCGCGAGAAGCAACCCAAGATCTACGATGCAGCCACCTCTGGTACCAAGACTGACTTTACCAACGCAATGGTGAAGTTGTCCAAGTGCCGCGAAGGTGACGAGATCCTCAAGCGTGCTCGCCACTTGACCATGAACCTCTCCACTCATGACTTTGATTTGATGCGTACTTGCAAGTCGTTGATCTTCGATTTCAAAGAGTGGGTGAAGGAGAAAGCCCAGTGGATCCAAAGCAAGTTCCTCCAAGCGTATATGTTCGTTACAGTTTGGTGGCAGTACTTGGACATGCAAGTCAAGATTGTCATAGCTATGGTTTCGATCCCTGTGATCGCTACATGGCTCACAGGACTACTCGGCATGCGTGGCCGCCCCGCCAAGTACACTTCCCCTGAAGAGAAGGAAAAACGCCGTAAAGCGCAAGAAGATGCAATTGCTGAAAAGCGAAAGCACTATGAGCGTTTAGCAGCCGAAAACCAACTCAAGATGGGCAAGTTGGCGCAAAAGCACTTGCAACCTTTCTCCACGGCCCCCATTCCTCTCCCTAAGATTTCTGAAGAGTTCGAATCAGAATACAAAGGTAAGAAGGCCAAGAAGCTTGGAAAGCGCGCACGTCGCACAGCCAACATCAAGGACAAGCTTGATGCTCTTTACGGCTCAGGCGAAGATTTTAGTGCTGAAGGTATTGTTGATGAAAATGCCATGCAGATCATTGCACGCATAATCAAGCGCAACCTTTTCACTCTTCGCTCAGATCCAGAAATCCAAGACAGACCCTATGCCGCGGGCAAGGTGAAATTTGGACACGTTCTCGCCGTTGGCGGCCACGTTATCATGTTCCCGATGCATTTCATGAAGAGTATCGAGCGCCGCTTAGCCGACAAGTCTATTGATGAGGACTATAAATTCCATCTCGTTCCCGCAAGCTCCCCGCTAGATGACCTAACGAAGGCATATGTTGTCACTGCCCGTGAATTGCTCACGTACAAGACCACGGAAACCACTCGTTCCCAGGATATCGTAGCGGTTGAGCTTCCAAACACCCTACCAATGTTCCCATCTATCACCAAGTACTTTGTTGAACACGACTCTATCTGCAAAATGGAGTTGCAAGATTCGCGACGCGTTTGTCTACTCATGCCCAACCTTATGGGAGGGCATGTTGAAAAGTGGGCTGACGCTGACTTCGTGGATCACTTGAAAGTCAATGGTGAAGAGTCCGAATTTGGCCGGTACGTCATTGATCGCACCCTGATATATGAGATTCCAACAACCACGGGTGACTGTGGCTCTGTGCTCGTTAACTCAGGCTCTCTCCCTAGTTCCGGGAGAATCCTTGGCTTGCACGTTGCTGGAAGTCAAATCGGGAACGGTGTCGCGTCCGTCATCTCTCGTGAAGATGTCGAGGAGTTGATCTCCTTGTTTTTTCGCGGGCGGGTCGGAGCGATTCCGACCTCAAGCGGACCTTTGGATGGTGAACACTTTGCCCCCCAGGGTGATCAAATTCCACATCGAGGACCCCAATCAGAACAAAGAGGAGGACGCGCAAGTTATGATCCTCAAGGGGGAGATCGAGAAAACAAGGACACGGAAGACCTTTTGGAGAATGCGGGGTTTGCTCCGGCATCCCTCATGGAGTTCTCTGACGGAGTTTTTCCCCTTACTGGCACCAATTTCGTGTTTTACGGAATTTCGCAAAAGGCCATTTTCGGTCCTCCTACTTCACTTCGAAAGTCTGATCTCTTTGGTGCTTGGGGCGTGGCTACTACTGCTCCAGCGGTTCTCAGACCGGTCACTCGTGATGGTGTTCTCATTGATCCTCTTCACAGGGCTGTATCTACTTATGGAGCATTCAAGAGCCCTCACCATCTCGATCTTCTCACTTTGGCCGTGGATTTTCGCTTTGCTACGCTCCACGACCTCAAGCGGCGCTCTGGACACGTTCCTCGAGTCTTTGACTTTGCAACAGCTGTACTTGGTGTCGCTGGAGACCCCTTTCTCAACGCGATCCCTCGTAACACGTCTGCAGGTTATCCACACTGCCTCAGGCCAGTTCCTGGATATCCGGGTAAATCTTGGTACTTTGGTACTGGAGACGATTACGATCTTACACGACCCGGATGTCTTGCTCTCCAAGCTGATGTCGAGCGGATAGTCGAGGATGCCAAGAGAGGTGTCCGCCATCTTCACATCTACGTTGACACCCTCAAGGATGAGCGACGCAAGCTCAAGAAAATCGAAGATGTGAAAACTCGCTTGGTGAGCGCGAGTCCTCTTCCCCTCACCATCGCGATCCGGATGTTCTTCCTCGACTTCATTGCCTTCATGATGCGACAGCGCATCGTGTCCAACTCGGCTATTGGAGTTGATGTCCACAGTGAGGACTGGGATCGTGCTGCTCGGGCCCTGCAGCAAAAGGGCCCACACGTCATTGCCGGCGACTACTCAGGCTTTGACACGTGCCATAGCACTCCTGATATCAAAGCGTTCATTCGCAATGTGAACAGGTGGTACGATGATGAGTTCTCTCTGGTTCGTGAAACACTTGGCGCTGAAATGTGGAATTCCATCCATATTATGCGTGATGTGATTTACGGCTGGAATGGTCCTGAACCATCTGGCACACCTCCCACGACCTGCATGAATGGTGAGATCAACATGTACAAGATCATCCAAGCGTATATGTTGTGCCACCCACTCAAGGAAGCTGGACTTCCCGAGTTCTCCAAACATGTATATTGTCTAGTCTACGGAGACGACAATGTCATCAATATCTCTCCTGAAGCAATACAATACTTCAACCAGCAAACCATCACAACCGCGATGAAGGAGCTGGGGTACAAATATACTCTCGAGACAAAGGATGACAGGGAGATTCCGGTATCCCGGGACCTTTCAGAAGTCGAGTTTCTCAAAAGAGAATTTAGATGGGATGCCTACCAGCACCGCTATCTGGCTCCACTCGACCTATCTGTAATCTTGGAGATGCCCTACTGGTATCACGACACGATCAATCCACGATCTATCATGATCGAAAATGTCGAAACAGCTCTCAAAGAGCTGTCGTTCCATGAGCAGTCTACTTTCGATGAGTGGGCTCCGCGCATTGCC